AATTCCACAGCTCACCTACCAACCTTATACTTGCTAAGCCTTCCAGCCGCACTTCTCAACGCATACAAGAAATCAGCAAGCAACAACTGCTCCCTCCCAAGCTCCAAGCTCAGCTCAAGCGTCTGAGCCCCACCATCAACACAATAATCAACGCCTAAAATGCGGAAGTCAGCATCCACATTCTCGTTCGGCAAAACAACATGAACACTGTCTCCCGGAAGCAAAGGACTATTGCCATAATCGATAACCGTGCTTCGCAATTTAACATATTCAGCCGGAGACTTCAAAGAATCCAGCAAAGCAGAAGCCCTCAAACCGCACTCGCCATCGCTGCACAGTTCCTCGTCAGTTTCAACAAGCTCCCTCAAACCATAAGCAGATTGGCTCCCAGAATCCTCAGCCAAACCCCTCCAACGCCCCTTATCAAAGAACAAACCGTCAACGCCGCACAGAATATTCGCCCCATCGCCATGATTCCACAAAAAGTCAAACTCAACTGAAGTGATAGAAAACCAGCAGGCATTTCCCACACGAGTCCAAACACCACTCGGATTAAGCACATCATGATACTCATTGCCTTTGCCAAGCGCCAAATCATTAAACTGCCACTGCCCAGTCCCCTCTCCCACGCTGGGAATTGACGCAGCAAAATAGTTTGAAGAGTCAGGCGCAAGCAGATACACTTTCCTGAGACTTAACCCGTTCAAGCTGCTAACTTGACAATAAAACTTCAAATTCTGATAGGTGAAAGGATTCAACTCCAAGACTTGGCGGCGAAACTTTGCATGATGAACGCCAATATCTTTCGCTGTTTCAGCCTTAACCCATTTAATTCCAACTTTCGGCGAAGTCGTCTCCGCTGCTATTGAAGTGCCAAAGTCTAAAGCCCAATCTGTGATACTTTCTGTCCAAGCATCGCCATCACTCGGCTCACACCGCCCAACGGCACCGTAAACGCGAATCTTATTCTTAACCTTGTAAATATCTCTCCAGTACTCGGCAACCTCAAGCTTCTCCGACAAGCTCACGCTACTTGTTTTGCTGTTTCTTGGAAAGAACTCGAATTTCGCGTCAGGCGCCAAGCGGAAGTCGAAACCGATTGCACCTGATTTGCTTGAGGATTCTGCAATGTATTTGAGGATTTCCCAGACAGGCGTATCCTCATACTCCAGCCGCGTGTACGTGGTGTCTGTGTCTTCCACGAGTTCCGCTTCGCTTCGATTGTGGCTTAAGCCAACAAAATTATCGAGTAAATCCTTGACAATGACCTCACCTTTCTGATTGTAATAACCCTTTGTTACGAGCCTGCGGAAGAGCTTCTCTCCCCAGCATCTGCCACTGACTCGAAGATAGTTCGCCGTTGATGAAGGTTCGTACTGGATGCGTTCTACGCGGCAAGTGATAATGGTTGGAGCGTTTGAGCCTCTGCCGATGTCTATGTGTCCGTCCGCGCTTACTGTGATGGGATACGTGCCGTTTGGACTGTATTTCTTGTCCCAATTTTGAAGCAGTACCATGAAACTGCTGACTTCTTTTGTGCAGCCTAAATGAACTTGAACTTCGACGATGTCGCCTTGAGGAGGAGCGACGGTGCCGAAGGCAAGTGCAACTTTGGGAATTTCAATGCTCATTAGGGCTGTTCAACTCCTTGACGAAACAGTTCTTGTTCATTTCCTTGATAGTAGTTGCGCGAAGCGTAGCTGGGAGCTTTCTTAAGCTCTTCTTGGTGTCTTTTTTCGGCTTCAGTTGCTTGGTTAGTAGCGTATGCCAATGCTCCCATTGCCGTGGCTAAGCCAAGAATCAAGCCTAGAGGCCCAACTAGACCGTTGAGCGCTAAGCTGAGGCCTTGTGTGGCCCCTGTTGCCGTGACTGTGGCTGTCGCATAAGTGTCTTGTACAGTTGTGACTCCAGCCATTGCACCTTTCAGGCTTGTGAGCAGATGGACGGTAGATAGGAAGGCGCTTGCAGCTCTTCCCATGTTAGAATCGAGCAGACCGAAACTGTTGCCTAACGCAATTAAGTCGCTCCCAATAACGCGGAAAACCCCGCTTGCGCGGTTCTCAGCTCTGACCGCTATGCTGATTTCCCTGAAACTCATCCCAAACCAGCCCCTATTTTCGCTGAGTCAATAGCTTCAAGGACCAAATTTTCAAGTTGTGGGAGATTCTGTTGAACGGCAGGATACAGGTATGGTCTTGCGTTCATGTTTCGAGTGCCAAGTTCCACGAAAAGAGCGTAAGAAGCTTCGGCGCCTATCTCGGCAACCCAATCGTTAACAACAGCATATAATGTGCTTCGTAGATACCCGGTTTTGACTAGGATGTTTTGCATTGCGGTTGCCTTCACTTGGTTTGCCCAGTCTTCGAGAGACCGATGCACTTGACGTTGCATTTCTCTGTCAAACGCTTCCATAGCATTTTGAAATTCTTCTGTCCCCTCAACGTCATAGGAGATTTCTACAGACGTCTTCTAACCTCCTTTTCGGTTTTTTCGTGTTCTTCCTCCACGATTCGGTCTAGTTCGTTCAGGATTGCTGTGAACTGTTGGACGGTTTTGGCGGGTTGCTTTGCGAGTTCGTGTGGTGTCCAACCGAATTCCTTGCATAATCTGAATTCTGTGAGAACTTGGGTTGGCTTGCCTCTACGGATTGCACGGATAAAAAAGCTGTTTCGTCAGCAGTTAATGAGTTAAGGTGGTTTACGATTTGGCTGAAAAGCTCTCCTAAAGCTATTGGAACTCCATTCCCTTCATCGAGGAGTCTTTCGAAAGTCATGGGTTTGTGCGCTGGTTGTTCTTTGAGCGAAGCCATAATGGTTTCAGCTTGGATGCCGATGAAGTCGCTGTTCTCCACTTGACCTGTCAACTTGCTGTATTTCGTGTACTTCTGAATAATCCTGCTCCGTTTCGCCCAACTGATCTCGCTGAACACGTAGCGTCCCTCGTATTCTTCGCCAAAGCGCGTGTCAATATTCAAAACTCGAGTTTTCATTGTTCCACTCCAACTACCACTATGTCAAACGAAAAGTCCTTGAAGCTATGAGGTATTGAAGCATCAACTGCCAAGTTGAAAGAAGCAGTTGCAGAATCCTCCGGCTGCACGATTTCACCATTAGCATCCCAAGTAAGCAATAACCAATCGCTAACGTTCTGTGGATTCCAGTTCTCAACATACATTGACAAGATTTCTGCTACATTGCCCTCATTTCTCACATAAACAGTAACGTTCTTCACGTGCCCAGGTTCTAAAATGCCCCAGCTAATATTGTAAAGCTTCTGAGTGCAAGCTTGGTCAGCGTACACAGCAACGCCGACAGTTTTTAAGTGAGCGACGTTTCCAAAACGGTAGCTCGACGTAAGCAAGTACGCCCAGACTGCGACGTCGAACGCAATTAGGATGATTAAGGCACATGCAATCAAAATGCGACGAGAAATCATACAATCTGCTCCTAGCTGATCGCCACAGTCTTTGCTGCAAATTGCGCTTTGCAGAATACTAGATCCTCGATTTTTGTTGGCGTGCTGGTATTGTCCCATTTGCAGTTGCTGAACACAGCCTTGTTGCTTCCACCAAGCCCGAATTCGAGGCTGAATTCCGTGTCCGTGGTTGTTTCGAGAAGTTCTTCGTTGCTTTCAAATTCGAAATTCGATTCGCCTAAGAGATTGCGTTGACGATAAGGCAAATACTTGAGTATGTTAGCTCCCGCAGTCTTGATAACTGCCACTTCTCGAAGGTTGTTTTCAATACTCCACTTCCAATCAGTCACTCGATCAAGAACTGAAGTATTCTTCTTGACGTAACTTTCGTGAAAAGCTACAGCCCCAACATAATCATTGTATGTTGCGCCCGTAAGCTTAGCATTACCGACAAGCAGATTCTTAGCGAACAACTCAACAGATGCCCTGACAACATCCTCCACTTTGCATTCAACAGTTACTTTGTCAAACCTGCAACCCTGATAAAGAAGCGAAATGACGTCAGTCGCGGAAGACCATGCTCCTTTGTAATACAAAACCTGAATGCTTAAACCAACATTGTGCATGTGATGCTGCAAGAAGTTTATGGGAGCATCGCTTGGCAGAGGATAAGCAATTTTCAAACGGTTGCTATACGAGCCCTTTTTGATTAACTGTAAGTCTCGGCTTCCAATGCCGCGAACCTTCACGTTGCTCGGATTGAACGTAGGCTCAACTGATTCAGCTGGCAGTCCAAGCATCGTCGGATTGGTAGGTGTCTCTCCATACGTTGCTTCTTCCACGTAGTAGACACGACATTCATGCGCTCCATATGTTTCAACCATTTTTTACACTCCTAAATCTTCAAGTAACCATGCTTTGAGCGAAAATTCCGTGCAGAAAATGAACGGTCTAACTTCAACTTTGTCCGCGTCCCGATATGTCGAAATGTCAAGATATGTTATCCCCTTAGAATAGATGGTGCAAAACACGTAGTCGCAATAGAGAAAAGCCCAACTGGCAGCATCAGAAGGATACGTGGTTCTCGCCAAAAACCAAACGTAACCCTCATCATCAACAAAATCTGGAACATTCGAAGAGACAGCTATGCTTATCGTCTCGTCGCTCGAACTTGTTCCAGTTTGAGCGTTCTGCCACGCGCCAGCCACATGATTCCAAAGCTTAACAGTCACACCGTAATGCATTCCACTACTCCATCCGACGCCGTAGCCTTCAAAGCCCAAAACAAACTTCTTAACCAAAGCTTCTTTCAAATCAGCTATCTTGAACCGGAAAAGCATCAACGGATAATTGCCGTTTACTATAGTGCTATGTTCGAAGCGGACATTGTCACTTGCGCCTATCTTCGCATAATTCGCGTCTGTAATCTCGCTCCAAAGTGCATCGCCAAGAGAAAGCTCGCCTATAGCAGCAGCGCTGTAAGCCTTATGCGTGACTGAAGCATGACTAATATCTTGAAAGGTATACTGGAGCCTGTTCGGTTCATTCCTGTTGACTCTGACAACACGATTAACCTCTTCAAGAAGCTTCTCTCGCATGATGTGGCCCGCATCCCCGTCAGCCTTGTCAACAGCCCAGACACTCGCACGCAAACCTGTAGAACGCCTGCGAAGCTTACCACTCAACGAGAGCTTCTGATCGCTGCTTTCAGCCAAGCACACGGTAACTTGCCCATCATAGTTCTTGAAAAACTCACGATCATACCATCCGCCGCTAAAGCAGATATTTGCAAGACTGCCGTCATCCTTGACTACGTACATGTTACTTCTGAGAAGCCGAACAACAGTAGTCACAGGATCCTCCAAACAGCTCATGACACGATAAGCCTCCTGCACTGAGCTTTGAAATAGACGGTTTCTGCCTGAAGATCGAAAGTTTGAACGCTCAGAACCTCGTAGTCAACGCCTTTTCGTCTTAGCCTGTCATGATATCGAAGGGGTGTAAGCGTGTAGACTGTGAGATAATCGTTTATGAAATATCCTGACTCCAGCAGAACCTCTTCGCTTCGAACGGGAGAAACAATAGCCTTGACGTCGACTGCCTCGCCGTAGACTGTTTGCTCAGCAGACTCAACGACAGGAAGCAGCTGTGCATTTTCGCCTTTGGCTCTCAAAAAACGGGTGAAAGGCGTTAACGGTTCTTCGTAGTTGAGGAAAAGCTGTGCAAGCCAGCAAACTGTTGCCATAGCCTGCTTGCTCTCAACGCTGCCGTAGCCATTGTGTTTGACGCCCCAGAACATGAATTCGTTTTGATGCTTTTCCAAGATTTTCATGCAGAACGTGAAGGAAGGTTTGTCGTGGAGTTTTCGGATTTTCCACAGAATTCCAGCGGTTACAGCGTCGTAATAGTCGCATGCGCAGTATCTGGACACTACGTTGATGTAGCCAGCCCAGCAAACAGCAGGGTTATAGGCTGGATATTGCGGGGAAGCGCGGATCGAATTGATGAGATCGTAGACTTTTTGGCATGAGATGCTCCAGCCTTCATAATCGTATAAGCCGATTAGCGCGTAGGCGAATGGGTCGTCATAAATTTCGTTCTCGCTTAATCCTACGCGGTGCCAGCTTGAATCAGCAGGATCGTAGGAGAGCCAGAGGTTTTCAAAGCCGAACCGTAGGAAACCAACTGCTTTGGCCATTGTGTCCTGATAGGATTGAGCGTTTTCTGTGTCGTATTTTTCTGCGAGCATTTTCAGCCCAATAAGCCCATATAAGCATTCTACGTCCATTTGGAGAAGCCATGCGTCAGAGATTGTGACTGCTCTTGCAAATCCGCCGTGTGTTTGCTGGTTTTGCATGGTTTTGAGAAAGGTTCGTGCTGCGAGTTTGGAGGCATTCAAATAATCTGCGTTGCGTGTTAGCTCGTAGGCTTGTAGGAGGGATGGAATTGTGCGGCAGGCGTCAACGCTGTAGTAGTATGTGCTGTTTTCGGTGCTTTTGAATCCTCCGTAGGCTTTTTTGGCTGGGTCGGTGCATTGTTGCGTGAGAATCCAGTCGGCAAGCTCTACAATCTTATCGTGAATAGTGGTTTTGTTGTTTGAAAACTGTTCGGAGTTGTGGGCTTGGAAGAGGAATTCTGCGGCGAAGGCGGCGGCGAAAGCTGCTTTGCCCCATGTTGGGTCGGGAGTGTCTGGCGGAATTACGTAGACGTAGGGTGCATGGTTCATTATGAAGTTGAAGCATGCTTGAGGCACGGTTCCCAAAAAGGCTACACTCTCCCAACGTAAGTTATCTTAAGTCCGGAGAGGATTCGTTCAAGTTCAGCCTGCAAAACCTCTAAGGGTGGAGTTTTTGATAGTGTGCTGACGTTTTGGTCTCCGATGCTGAAGTTTAAGCCGACTGCGCTTCCGCCTGTTAAGTAGCAGACAGCGTAGACAGCGGCTAGTAGTGTGATGAATTCTTTTTCTGCTTCTGTGCAGTTGGCATAGTCAATTGTGGAGTTGAGTTCTAGTTGGAGTGTTTGTTCTGCTCGTTTGATCATCTTTGAGATTTGCGAGTCTGGGATGTCTGCCGCGGAAATGTTGATGACGTCGCGGACGTCAGCCACGGATACTGTTGCCATCTGCCTTAAACTCCTGAACGCCTGTTAATCTGGTTCAGAATTGGTGTTCAGCGTCTAATAAGGAATTTTCACGGAAAATAGGCATGGAAAATAGAGTATTGCTGGTTAGGTTCGAGAATTTTGTCTGGTTTGGAACAGCATTGAGTTTTCTTTCTTTTCTGTTAGACTGAAAAATTGGGATAAAGAAAAAGATGGGTTTAGGTTGATGTTCGTTTTTTTGAGTGGTCTCCAGATTTTATTGTTAGCTCCAAGTATTCTTGCAGAACGTGTTCGGGTGGCCTTATTTTGAAGCCTTTGTGCGGCAGTTCTCCTTCTTTTCGTTTGAAGCGATACCAGAGGATGGTTGAAGGCGCTACAAATATTGCGTATAGTGCGGGAATTACGAGGAATGGGTTTACGTTGCTTAATGTGGTTGCGGTCCACATTATTATCGCTGGCAAGACAGCGAGAAGCCAGAGCGCCAGGCAAAGGTATGCTATGGAGAACCGCGTTTAGAGTCCCCTCCTCCTTGTTTAGAAGCAGATTCCAGGCCAGCCCCAGCAAAAGTTGCAGATGTGTATGGCTGCTGTTAGGACAAGCGACAGTATTGGCAAAAGGGTAAACAGAATTCTTCTGTGCATGTTCACCCTCTTCATAAATCGTATTCTCTATCTTATTTAGACTTATGAAGCAGAAATAAAGACACAAAATAAGTAAGCAAGCAGTATTTGTTTGATATGCTAAAATAGAAAAAATGTGAGAATTGGGCGGTTGTTTACCATTTGCCGAAGTATTTGTTGATATTAGCAATGTCTATGCCGTCGACTTTGTAGTTGCCGGTTACGTCTGCGATGGAGTTCCAGCGTTCATCGCCAGGTACAGTGTTGTAGGCAGATGATGCGAAGGCAGTGTCTTTGCCGTCTACTTTGCAGTCTGGAGCTGGCACAGCGTTTTGATACAATGCGCCGCCAATGTCCTGTTTAATGGTTATCCAGATTGGCAGTGTAACGTTTGTCCATTGGTTTAGCCAGGGTGGGTCGTCAATGCGGACTGCAATTTTGATTTCGTGTTTGCATTTGCTTAATGACAGTTGAAAATGCTCTTGCACAGGATTGCTTGAGTGTAGTTGTATGCCATGTTCTTCTGCGATAAGGGTGTTATCGAGATAGACGTATTTGCTAACTGTCAAAGTGCCATCGCTGGACTGGTTAAGCCAAAGGTTATGCAAATTAAGCGTGAAGTCAACCGTCGTCACCGTGTTTGGAAAGACAGGGTCAAACCTTACTCTAAGGTTGGCTGCAGTTATGTTGGCATGGACTGGTTGGAGTTGCCAGTAGCCAGGGCTCGTTATGCCGTTGACAACTCTTCCAGGCTTGTTGGCTTCTAGGACAACGCGAACTTCTGAAACGTACTCCTTAAATCGCCACGGCCCAGTTCCAATAAGATTGGGATCGGGTGAGAAGCCGTATATGTTTGGCTGTCCATTTGACAAGTAAGAGTCAACCATCGGTTTCCATATATGTTTGGGTAAAATGATATTGCTTCCGATCCAGAATGGTGCCCAAACACTTTTTGTGTCAAAGAGGATTTCAATGTTGAGCGGATCAAGTATGTAGACGCCTATGACGTCTAGTAGATTTCCTGACCAAAACGGCATTGGAAATCCTGCTTTCCATAATTCATCTGGAAGTTCAAACAGCGTATAGGCAACGTCGGCGATTGTGACTGGTTGGCCATCATGCCAGTAAACATCGTCTCTTAGGGTGAATCTTATTTTACTTAGTTCCT